GGTGTTCAAGCTGATCCTCCAGTTGGATCATACGCATTACTTCTTGATAGATATCCTCAGGTAACTTGAAGAGTACCATTTCGTTACAACTAACACAGCCTTCAAACTTGCCCGAGCTCATTTTGCCTAGTCCTTCAAAGCCTTTTCCTAATTCACTAGCTTTAACTGGCTCATAACCCAATGCCATACGTTTGTCGATACTGTCGTAAGTATTGGTTGTTGACAACCAACACAAGTGCATCCCCGGAATAATCCCCGCAGGAAGATCGGGCAACGCACTATTTGCCCACTTGTCTCTAAACGCATCAAGGCGTTCACGACGTGCAATGTCATCTGGATTGGCGCCATTTGAGCGCTCAATCACCTCTTGGGCACGATCGGCTAAGCGATCATCTAAGTCCCGTTTAATTCTTGCATTTGCCATTTTAATTTATCCTTATCGGTTTTCTTTATCGAATTGTGCGTAAGCTTTAATCATTTTGCTACGCTTAGCGGGGTCATCCCACGCACCAGCGTCTTTGATTGCTTGCACTCTTTGCGGACTTAAAGTAATTGTTGTTCCCACTTTTCCAGAGGGGTTTGCTGTTCTACTAGATGCAGTAGGACCGCCCCGCTTGATACTGGTATTACTTTTTGCCGCATACCGATGAGGTAAACGAGCAGATAAGCGGTTATCCAATTCATCCCAATACTCTGGGTCAGCTGGATCCCAACCTTCTGCGGCTAAATCTTGGTCGATTACTTTTGCAATTCGACTATCTGTGTCTCTTGCATTAGGGTCGTACCATTTGTTACTCTTTAACCAAGCTGTTGCGTTACGTTGAACCTCAGTAGAGATTTCATTTGGAACATTTTGCTTGGGTTGTTTAGCTTCTTCCAACTGTTGCTTTTTGTAAGCTTGGATTTGAGCTAGTTTGTTCTTTGCATCTTGAAGCTGTTCTAAGTACTCAACTTGAGCATTAGCGTCGTTTGCTTGTGCAGCTTGCACCAACTTCATCTTAGCGTATTCTACACGAGTTGCCTCGTCTTCTAACGCTTTGTCCACTTGAGCAAACTTGTATGATGCCGCTGTTGACTCTACTGCAGCCAAACGACGAGCTAAATCTTCATTACGCTTCTCGAGTGCACTGATCTTGTGCTTTGCTGTGAGGTCACGCTGTTTGGCGAGCTCTTTTTTGAGTTTTCGCTCTTCACGACGTGCTTCACGAATTTTCTCACGATCTTCATCTGTTTCATCATTTTGATGATCGTCAGAATCTTCTACATGGACTTCAATGTCTTCGTCATCATTATCATCATCTGACTCGTCATCTTTTTGTACTTTTTTAGTTTCTTCTTCTGGAAAGTGATCCTTCTCATGTTCCATTGAAACTAAAGCACTGCCATCTTCCTGTTCTTTTACAGGGATATCTTTATCATTTTCTGCCATAATTTATCCAAATTAGTCTACAAAGGCCTTCATCTTCTGCGCATATTCAAAATTCTTAATGCGAGAGATGATCTCACGAGCTTGCAGTGTAATAAATACCACTGGACCACCCTCATCACCTGGATCTACAACGAAGCGATCGCCACCGTATTTAATCGTCCTTACTAAGTCACCTTCTTTACACCAAGGACCTTCGATCCACGGGGTTAAATCTTCTGGTGATTTGTATGCTAACGGACCGACTTGAATTACTTTAGCTACTGTCTCGTTAAATTTCAAGGTTTGTTGAGTTTCCTCAACTAAGATAATGCCACCTTTGCTTTTTACTTTTTGTCTACGCAACTGGACTAAAACTCGATCTCCAGCTACTTCGACACCATGATCTATGTTCGGAAAACATTCTTCCTCACTACGAAGATCTGGTTCTTCGTTACTTCTAACATCTATTGCCATTCGGCAACCTCCTCAAACCCTACGGTTCAGTTTTCTTCGTCATCCTCAGTTAAGAGGTCTTCTATAATCGATAAGGCTTGTTGTAAACCTTCACGAGTACCCAGTATTCTTTGATAGGAATCAAAGTTGTGGATGTTTGAGCCAGAAGCTAATGCTTCGGCTGTAATCTGATCAGCATCTTTCAGACGCTTTATGATTGATGAAATTAGGTCTCCCATATAACTACTTATGCAATACGGGAGATATTTCCGCCCTAATTAATAGAAATTACCGCCACCGATGTCTTTGAGGTTCTTACCTGGGCCGACTTTTGAAGAGCGAGCTGGTTTACCTTTGACAGCATTGTTAGGACGCTTAGAGCCAGATGGACCGGCATCTAATGATTTTTCACCAGGGCCACCGCCTGATGATGACTTACCAGTTTCTTGGTATGTTTGACGAAAGCCTTGTAAATTATTGTTGGCCATTTATTTCTCCAGTTGGGGGTGTTATAGGTTGCATTGCTGCTTGCTGTTGTTGCTGAGCTAATGCTTGCTGATGCGCTTGATCATTTTGCATTAACTGTTGTTGGTGTTGCTGATCTGCTAGTGCCGCTTGTTTCTGAGCGTCAATCTGTGTTGCTACTTGTTCTGCTTGTTGTTGGAACTGTTGTTGCTCAACATTAATACCATGCTGGCGGATATCCATTTCAGCAGCTTTCGTTGCCTCAAACGCAGCCATATCTTGCTCGTGTTGTAGCATTGCTTGTTGCTGATCCATTTGAACACCCGCAGTAATCTGAGCTACACGCTCTTTTGCTGCGTTGTTGATGTTAGCCAGTGCAATGGTAGTAGCGTTTTGTTGGCTGTCCAAATGAGTCTGAGTGCTGTACTTGGTTTGCAACTCTTGAACCTTCTGTTGCAACTCTGCCACTTTAAGCTGGAAATCTTGCTGTGATTTTTGCATCTCAGCTTGCATCTTCGCTTGTGACTCTTGAGCTTTACGCTGAGTCTCAGCCATCTGAGTCTTCATGATGACTTGTGCAGTTGGATCAGCCTCAGCAGCTAATTGCATCTGAGCTTGACGACCTTGCTGAACTTTCTGTGCGATTTGCTGGATAGCTGGAGCAATCGGTTGGAATGCCACTTGACCATCTTGGGCAACCATCTGGCATGCAATCGCCAAAGCTTGCTCGCTAGTTTTATCAAGAGGACGCTCTTCGTTGAGCTTAAATACATCCTCACCATCGCCAGATGCTTGACCAACATAGTCACGCATGGACTGTAGGTAATGTAGTGTGATGTGTTGCTTTAAGTGCTCTAAGAGGTGCGGTGCATATGCTGGTCCGATAATTGGACTGCTACCATAGTTTGGATCCATAGCGAAGGTTAAATGCACCTTGATATGAGCTAAGTGATCTTGGTCTGGGTATGCAGCAGCTGCTCTTCCCATCGCCATCGAGACGTTCTCGAGTGCTGGGTTGGATTCTTTTACGCCGTCTGGGTTTGGCAGAATGTCTTCGATGTTAGGGATCTTCATCTGTCTTAGCACACGCAAGTGGGCTTGACGCAGATCATAGAGCTGTGGTGCTGAAGAAGCTAACTGGAGAATTGCTTGTGCTTGAGCCAGACGCTGGGTTTCGGAGAAGATGTTAGGATCTGATACAGGACGCACATCGTTGTTCGATGCAAAGTCACGGATCTCAATCTCTTCACCAGACTGGTTGTCCATCTCTTCCAAGTACCAGTGGTTGATACGGGAAAGGATTTGTAATGATTTGGCTTGGCTACGATGCAAGCGTGCATGAATCGCAGAGAATACCTTAGCCCCTTGCTCGATCAGAGCTTGGGTTGTACCCACTGGCATGTTGCTATTCGCATCAGCAATCTTTTCCTCTGAGGTAGTTACTACGCCTTTAGCGGCATCAGTTAACCAACCAAGGAGGTTGAACAATACATTGGATGGTGCATTGAAAGGCATCGGCATGGCGATTTTACGAACATCGTCAACACCAGGTGCACCTTCGATTTCCATTACTTGAGTGGGCTCAATCCTGTCACTCTGTCCACCAATTCGTCCACCTTTGAGCTTAAGCATCGTCTGACTGTTGCTGATATGAGCAGAGTCCATAAGAGCACGTAAAGCACCAGTAAGAGCAGCAGACAAGCCACCAATAAGATGGGGAAGGCCAATGGCATAAGCACCACGCCAAGGAATAAATTTAAACTCGACGTACCAGTCCAGTTTTTCAAGCTTATCATCGCCGTAGCTCCAATTTCGATACAAAGCCAGTACATCGCCACTGGACTCATCGATTGTTAAAATATATGGAGCTCTACGACCATCGGTTTCATCATCATCTTCTAAACGCAAGAAGCAAGTGATTTCAAAAATACGGCGTACACCGTCCACGTTTTTCTCGGGCTTCTCTTTGCCCTCAATCTTGTTGTTCGCTTTTTGTGAACGAGTCATCTCTTCTGGACCGAGGTCAGAAATGTAACTGCTGTCGATATCACGGTAGATACCTTGATCAACTCGCTGGTCAAACACATCTTGAGTGATGTCTTGAACTTCAGTTACTCGTGAAGAGGTGTAAAAATTAGTTGTGGAGTAGGGGAGCAGAATGTTATCAATTGGAATCCATTCTGTCATTGGACGACGCTGTTCGCTGTCGTAACGCCATTTCAAATACTGTGAGCCACCCAATGGTAACTGAGTGAGGAGAACTTCCATCTCATCACGGTACTCTGGGACTTGCTCTGTTAACTGCCAGTTAAGGAAGTTTACTTTACGATCTGCTGTTTCTTGACGCTGTCTGTCTGGTTCGCCTTTAATATACGATCTGACAAGCCCGTCAGCTGGGAGTAGTTCCCTTGAAGCTGATGCTGCAAAGTCAACGCAGCTCTCCGCCATGACAGGATGTACCACCTTAGAAGCGCCATCAAATGTTGCTCCACCAGGTGCATCTTTGCCAAGGCCTGTCCTACGAAGTCCTTCTTCATATTGTTTGTCTCTTTCCTCTCGAGCTTCTTTGTCCACTTGAATAAGTTCAGTGTACTCAGTTGCCAAAGATTGCAACACATCCTCATCCAATGTTTCCGCCAAGTTCGCATAGAACTCTGGGTTTTGCATTGGACCTTCAGTTGGTGTGTAGTTAACGATTACCGAACCGTCATCCAGTTCGATTACTTCTTCGTCTAAGTTTTTGGAGTCGCCTTCTAAACCAAGAGCGTCTTCATACGCCTCGATTTCTTGTTCACTCATCTGCGTCTGTTCAATTTCTTCATCTCGTTGGAGTGAAGAAAGGTTTGAGCCAGATTGGATTGGTAACTGTGGTGCGGCCATTAATTATTTTCCAGAAAGGTGTTTTTGTATGAGCAATTTGCTCATGTCATAAAAAGAGTTTACCGAACCGCCCGATGCAAATAATCTACCAGGTTTGTTTTGCTCTACCGTTGGTACATAGTTACCCATTGGATCGGCATACTCGTTAGAACCCAAATTTAACTTTTCGGGTTCTTGGTAATTATACGCTGAATTAAGTACATCCATCAACTCGGTATTTTTAGGACTGTTTACCGCATATCCAAATTGATTGTAGCGATCGTTGTGCTGTGCACCAGTTCTACCAGTTACGCCAGAACGACCAGTGCCGTTCCATACTTCTTGGAAAGGCTTGTTGATTCGGTTTGCTAATTGTTGTTTGTCGTACAGTGCTGCCGCAAAATCGGAAGCTACTCGGCTGTGACCCATTTCATTTAACAAGGCGGCTTTTTCCATTGCGGCTTTGTTATTCTCGTTTAGTGCGTTAAAACCAAAGTCACCACGACCTTCAACCAGCAACATCTTGGCTAGTTGATCTTGTGTAAGTTGCGGGATTCCAAGTGATTGTCCCGCACGCATCGCTTTGATGTATTCCTCAACAGTAGTTCTGTCCCCTGTTGTTGGCATGGTTTCCATGCGATCCTTACCACCATATCGACCCGTTGGATCAGCGCGGTACATCTTGAGTGGGTTATCTGGTGTCATGTCAATACGACCACCACCCAAACCAGCCATAGCACCATATTTAGCCATAGCAGCATTGCGAAGTGCTTGCGGACTTGTTTGGGGTGGCTGTCCACCAGCTTGCATATGAGGAATGCCAGCTTGCTCGTACAGCATTTCAAGAGGGGATTTGATTAATGGAGAGCTCATGTCTATTACTACTTATGCAAAAGCAAGCTAGTTTCCGCCCCTATTGTGCGTATGGATTGTAGCGTTTCTTAGCGGAGTCATCATCGGAATAACTGTACTCTCGTGATGGTAGGGGATCAAGTTGGATCCATCCAGAGTCACGCAAGACTCGTAACGCTTGTGAAAGGGAATCCACATAGTCATCATGCCCTTTTGCTTCTGGGAATGAACACACTTGACGGATGAACCGCTTTGCCCAGTGAGCCACTTCATTTTTTACTTCGGTGTCTTCGGGGATGTAGACTTTCCCCTTGGCAATTAACGGGGCGATAATGTTCACACGCTGGACTTTATCCGCTTTACCCGGATTGTAGCCCCTCACAGGCACATAGGCGCCTTGGAGTTCTTGGATGAGGGAGATACCAGCGGACTTGTCTTCCATCAGTATGAGGTCGGCTTTACGCCCCTTAGCGAAGTCGTTGTCTGAGCCGTAGATCACTTCCTTGTAGTCGTTGATCACCTTACGGCGCAACTCGGGGTATGACATATGCTCATCCCATGCATCAAGCATGATGATACAAGTTCCCACATCGGTGTTCTCAAAGATACCCCACACCGTACATGCTGTTGGGTCGTTGGTGGTTTTCTCTGAGGTTGCTGGGTCATACGAGGCAATCACATACTCCAGCTTGGGTGTTGGCTTGTTGGCTGGCCAGAGCTTAAACCATTTACGTTTGACAATACCAGCGTCTTCCGGGTCAAGGATCGCACCATAGATCTCCTGTTTACCAAGGTCGGTGCCCTCGTATGTTTCCAGTGCTTTGAAGAACGAGTTAGAAAGGTTTGCTCGGTTGTCGTATGATGAGGCGTTGACCACATACACATCACCACCAACCTTACCTTCGTTCAGATCAACAATGAGCTCACGAGGTTTTGGTGTAGTCGTAACAATCTGCTGTACACGAGGAAAGCGAGGGTCACGCAAACGCAGTGTGAACTGTGCTTGATCCCATGCGTCGTCTAAGTAATCAAACGCTGCAAGCTCGTCAAACCACGCACCATGGAACTGCTTACCACGATAACGCTCTGGTTCTGATCCTGGAATACCTTGGATGATCGAACCGTTTTTTAAATGGATCTCAAACAGCGACTTGTTGTAGGTGTCAATCAGTGACTTCGGGATGATGTTTAAAAGGCCAGAGTCACCCTCAAAGCAAGTTGCCCTGATGTCGTTGGAAGTTGGGGCTGTGACCAACCAGCGCGTTCCATTGTAAAGAGCCGCACGCTGTCCAATCCAATTGGAAGCTGTGTAAGTCTTACCTGCGCCACGACCAGCAAGCATAAGCATTGTGTCATAGTCGCCCTCTTCGGGTTCTCGCTGGTGGTCTAGGGCGGTTAACTCCCATCGTACTCTCCATAGGGCAAGATCAAGCTGATCCTTTGGCCAGTGTTTGTTTTGTGCTGCAAAAAGAGCAAGAATCTTTTCTTGCTGTGTGTTTAATGCCATATTGGTAAAAATCCCTGCCCTACTACGAAGGGCTCTGTGGTTTTGATATGAATACAGCTCGTAATGGGAGCAGTATCAATCTTGGTTATCATCCTACGACCAGCGTTTTTCAAATTAATCTTAATTTCTTGCTCTTTGGTCAGTCAACAAGC